GTTGACCAGTCTGTAGGAACTGTTTATGACTACATGGGTGCGAAGTTCTGCATTAGCAATATCCTTCCTTACATGGATGAAGATAAAACTACTGCATATACTGCGGGTGATATTAATGTAGACGACACTGACATCAATACAACAACTGGAACATGGAGCAACACAAATAGTGTAGCTACTCGTTCAGCTTACGCATTTATGCCTGACGCTGCGTTGTTGGAAGTCAACCCTGACTTGACTACTAAGATTGCAGAGCGGTCTGATAAGTCGTTCAACTACTACGCTTACATGAAGGCAGAGTTCGGTGCTGTCCGTATGGAAGAAGAAAAAGTTGTTGTCATTCCTTGTCTAGAATCTTAATCATAAGGAGATCATAAAATGGCTAAAACAAGCGAAGTTACAGCGTTAGACGCAGGTTTAGTTACTAAGTCTAACTATCGTGGCAATGTTCAAGTTATTACTGTAACAGAAGCCACAGGAACAGCAGGTACTTCTTATGAGGCTACAGGCGTTCTTCCACAAGAAGCTAAATTAATCGCATCTATGATTAATGGCGCAGGTACTTCTGATATTGGAACTACTGCGGATGGCTCTACTAGCATTCAAGCTAATCAGGCTGATAATACACTTACCATTAACAACGCAGACGTTGGTGGTAAAGTTATTACTGTTAACCCTGATTCGACAGGTGCTATTAGCGGTTTCTTGTTAATTGCAACAAACGAGTAATACATTGGGGAGGGCAACCTCCCCTTACCCCTTTTTTTAATTTGGAGATAACATGGCTCTATCAAAAGTCGTACTTACAAACCTAGCACTTTCTAAAATTGGTAGCGACCGTCTTCAGATTACCAACTTTGATACAGACACAACAGTAGCCGGAAACCAAGCCAGGTTACACTACGACCAAACTCTTGAAGAGCTTGCACGAATGCACTCTTGGAACTGTTGTAAGAAGCGAACGGAGGTAGGCGCATTTAAAATTGAACTTACTCCGGATGCTTCAACATTAGCTGCTGGTGGATTTAGTGGGATTTTAACGGCAACATCTACAGACTCTAATGGAAGACCTGTATACACTACAGGCACAAGTGGTCAAAATGGTTATATTAATTTAGCATTTAATGATACGGCAGGAAAGTGGTCTATTACTTATGGTGCTAATAATGGTAATAATGTTGCTAATGCTTCACCGCCAGACGGCCCTACATATACTGGATATAATCCGTTTACTTTATATAGTGGTGGTGTATATACCGTTGCTATAGTAAAGCCAGAGTTTGAATACGACTATTCATACAGAATACCTACAGATGCTGAACGATCTTTTTATGTTACAGATAGTTCTGCTGTATACAATTATATTAAACCAAGAGTTGATTGGGTTCGTGAGGGAAATTCTATTTTAACAAACGAGCCTAGATTGTTTTTATGTTATGATGCAATTCCTCTGCCAGAAGATATGGATTCTTTGTTTGCAAAAACCTTTTACACAATGTTGGCAATGAAGCTGGCCGTTCCGATTACAGGAGATCGTGAACTTGAAATTAGTTTGTTAGAAGAAATAAATAGCGTTATTTTGCCAGAAGCAAGACGAGTTAATGGATTTGAAAGATTAGAAGCACCGACGCTTGATAGCGAGTGGTTAGAAGCTACTGTTATATCTCCAAGTTCATTATCAAACTCCTGGCCACCTTTTTCACAAACTTCTTATGGCTCTTTTGAATAATGGCAAAGTTACCAATAAACAATTTTAATGGTGGTGAGGTTTCTCCATACCTATATGCCCGTGAAGACGTAGACGGAATCTACAACAAGAGTTGCTTGAAGATGGAGAACTTTATTCCTCTGCCTTATGGTGGTGCGACCAGACGACCTGCTACTAAATTTCTTGGAGAATCTAACTCCGGGAAAGTAAGATTAATTCCATTTACATTTAGTGTTAGCGAAAACTACCTACTTGAGTTTGGTAATCAATATATTCGGGTATGGAAGAATGACCTACCTCACACAACGGGTAATTCTGAAATTATATTAGGAACACCATATTCAGTAAATGATTTAGACGATATAAAATTTGCACAGTCTGCCGATATATTATTTTTAGTTCATCAAGATCATCCACCACAACAGCTAAAAAGATTAAGTGATACTAATTGGTCTTTTAGTGAAGTTAACTGGACGTTTCCACCAATGATGCAGGAAAACACCGATGTAACACATTTTATTACAACCACACAGACTACTGGTGAAACAATTCTTACATCTAATCTTGATTTGTTCCAACCAGAACACGTTGGCAGTTATTTTCAATTTAAAGTAGCACGAACAAATGATAACTTAACATTAGAAGACAAAGTTATTGCTAATCATGTTTCAGGTTCAATAAATGTATCCAATACTGCATGGGACTTTGAAACTGGTTCTACTTGGAGTGGCCGTGTTACTATCGATAGGAGTTTAGATGCGGGCATTTCATTTCAGGAATATATTACTGTAGCCGACACCAGATCAATAAGTAGTTCGGGGGAACTTAAAAACTTTTCTGTTAGTTCTCCTGGTAAAGAGGGCGCAAACACTTTTCTTCGTGTTCAATATGAAGAGGGTGATTACCAAAGCAATAGCTTTCAATACTCTTTATCACCTGTCGATCCCTACATAACCTCTTTAGTTAGAATTACTAATTATACTAGTGCGAAACAAGTAACAGCTATTGTGATAAGTGATTTTCAGGAAGCGATTAGCAGTTATACTACTCTTTGGACAGCAAGCACTGCTTTTTCTGTAGGTGATAAAGTTAAATTTAATTCTGGATTAGAGTACGCTAGTATAAGTAAAGACTTATCTGCATTTAACGGATTATGTGCTACTGTAGATAATGTTGGCGCAGCAGACTCAAATAGAACAGCAGGCACTTATGACTTCTTAGACGGAACTACAACTGGAATAAGTAGCACAGGTACTGGTGCTGGAGCTAGAATAAGAGTAGTGGTAGCAGCGGGAACTGGTGCAGCTACTGTTACAATGCTTGGTGTTTCCGGTAAGAACTACGCTGTGAACGATATATTTACAATTACTGACGCTGCATTGGGCGGTGGTGGTGCGGCTAACTTAACGTTTGATGTTGAAACGATTTCTGATACTTTTTCTTTAAATAATACAAGCGGTGGAACATATGGAGATGCTAAATACTTTGCTATTGACACCTCTGGTAAAGTTAATGTTTTTAGTAAAGACTCATCTGATAATTTTCTGCCTTATGATCAATGGACTGCAAGCGGAATTACAACTGGATATGCTGCCGCAAATAACCTCGATATAGCTTATTATGCTAATCATGTGTATGTTCTTGGAGCAAATGGGTCGGAAAGAACTTTAACACTTACTGCAAATGGAATTACAAATGGGCCAATTAGTGGTGCGCCTCAGATGAGGATAAGAAAATATGATATAGATGGTCAAAACGCTTCTACATTTAAATCATATTTAGCTCCTGCACTTGGGTATAGCAACCCGACAAGAATAGATTCAGATGAACAAATATATCAGCCAAGATCAATAGGCATTTTAAATGGCAAGTTTTATGTTTCATATAGACATTTTGGGGGTGCAATATATTCAAGGTATCATGGGGACACTTTTAGTCATTATGACAAACTTGGCATTGAAAGGCTTGGTGCTACAGGTTCTTTTGAGCAAGGGTTTTATCAGCGTAATTCATCTGCGTATGATGAAAGTAGTGCAGACGGTGGGAGAGGTGATGCGTCATTACCTGCTGGCACTCCATTTTTTAGTGATATTACTGGCGTTAGTGATGCGTCCATAAATGAAATTTATTGTGTTGATTCAGTAAACAATAAAATATCTTTTTTCACTCCTGAATTTACAAGTGGAGGAAATTTTGATTTATCAAGTGAATTTCCCACGACTAATGTTACTGCTTCATTTTACGATGATACAATAGATGGTAGTGAGTTATTCTGGATTGCTGACACTGATGGTAATATAAAAAAATACAACTTTACTACTAAATCTCTGTATTATGAATGTATTAAAGCAGTAACAACACAGAGCGGTGATTTTAGCACTCAATTAAGCGAAGGTCGTTGGTTTGAAACCTCTCCAGAAATGGAGCATTGGTCGGAGGGAGCATTCTCTGATTATAGAGGATACGCTAACTCAATAGCGTTCTTTGAAAGTAGGCTAACATTTGCGGGAACCAAAAATAACCCTAATACAATTTGGTTAAGTGAAATAGATAACTTCTTTGCGTTTGATCCTGGTACATTAGATACAGACCCAATGAGAATTACAATTAATTCTGGGTCTATTGATGGTATAAGATGGCTTGTGCCTCATCGAGCTTTAATTATTGGTACTACTGGAAGTGAGTGGTCGTTAGGTGCGGAGTCTGATAATAGGCCCGTAACACCAACATCGTTTGACATTAAACGCAGAACAACATACGGCACTAACTCAATCGCAGGACTATTGGTAAACTCTGCTGTTTTGTTTGTTATGAGACAAGGCAAGAAGCTACGTGAGTGGATATTTAACTTTGATGCACAGGACTATGTAGCACCAGACTTAACGCTTGTTGCAGAACATATTTCAGGAACAGGATTTAAAGCTATTGCACTACAACAGCAACCAGACAACATTGTGTGGACTATTAATAGCGACAATGAACTAGTAGGTATGACATACGAGCGTGACCAGAAAGTAGTTGGTTGGCATAGACATAAGTGTACTGGTGCATTTGAAAGCGTAACTGTATTACCTACAGATAGTGGGCCAGATGCAGTTTATGTTTCTATTAAACTAACAATTAACAGTCAAGATGTTCGTTACATTTGCAAGCTCGATGACAGAGAGTGGGGTACAAACTATTTAACACAGTACAATGGGCTAGACTACTACACCACAGTTACAAACCTATCGACAGGCAGTATAATTGATTACGACCATGCTATTGGTGAAACATACAAAGTTGTAGCAGATGGTACGACAACATTTACTGGTGTGGTGGACACGGATGGCGATTTAAATATTGGTAGTGCTACTGATCTTGCTATTAGTGCTGCCGAAATTCCTTCTGATAACGCTAATCACTTGAAACTTACCTTCTCTGCTCCACACGGCTTGTCTGAAGGTGATATTATCAATGTAAGTGGCCTAGGTTACAGTACAACAAACCCGAATGTTAAATATCTTTTAGAGTCTGGAAGCATTACAAGTACAACCGTTATTACGACCGATCTAACTGGTGGTACTGAAACATTCTCAACATCTGGTTCTAGTAAAGCTACAGTATATAAACTAGGTGATTCTACTTACTCACGGGTAGTTATAGGTAAAGAATACACAGGCGTATTAGCACCGTTATACTTAAATTATCAAAGCAGAAGTGGAAGTACAAGTGGCTCTAAGTTAAATGCTTCAATGGCTACGTTACGATTTAAAGATACAGTTACCGCAAAAACAGGGCAAACTGAAGCATCTTCTGATTTACAACCTGTTAAATTTGCAGGCACAGGCATGGTTTCTGAGACAGCAGAAGCATATATGTCTAACGCACCAGAATACTTGCAAACTGTATATGTTGTAAGTGATGAACCACAGCCGTGTACTGTCCTTTCTATGACACCGCACGTTGACACAGGGAGTATAAGATAATGTTTGGGGCAATAGTAGGAGCAATAACAGGAATAGCTAGTGCGGGCATTGCAGCAAGAGCCGCTAGAGCGCAGGGTGCAGCATCGCAACGAGAAGCTGAATACAATGCTAAGTTAATGGAAAATAAAGCGTTAGCTATTGAGTATGCGACAAGGGCTGAAAGCGACCGTATGCGTAGAAGTCAACGTAGAATGGCTGCCACACAAAGAGCAGGATTTGCTAAAAGTAATGTTGTTATAACAGAAGATACCCCATTAGATGTTATGTTGGAGCAAATGGAGGAAATGTCTTTAGATATAAATAACTTCCGTAGAAACAAAATGATTGAGGCACAACACGCAAGATCGGGTAAAGAAATGACTCTATATCAAGGTCGCAACGCTGTTTATCTATCTCAGCAAAAAGCAAGAGCCACTATGTTGTCAGGGGTGTTGTCTGGTGTAGGCAAGATAGCGTCAGCGTATACTCCAACTGACCCTGCTGAACAGTTTAACCCATTACTAGCAGAAGCACCTTTTGCTGAGATTGTTACTACTCCTGTTCCAAACTTAGCTTGGAGAGATAGTTTTATGCAAGGAAGAAATTAAAATGCCAAAGATACCATTATATCAACAACAAGTAGGAATAAGTGATCAAGCACCTGGCGTAATGTATGACGCATCTGCCGAGATACAAGCTATAGGCCAAATTGCTAATGACATTGCGGGAGGCGTAGAAAATCTTGGGAAAGGTGTTCAGAAAGGCATTGAGAGGTTTCAAACACTAGAAGATGAATCATCTATAGCTGATGCTAATAGACGTATGGTAGAGTTCCAGAACGATATGATATTAGAGAAACAAAAAGCTCTTGAAGACCCTAGCGTTGGTTATAAAAATTACGAAGAAAAGGTATTACAGCCTAAGATAAATGAGTTTCGTAATGGTCTTTTAAATAGTGGCTATTCTAAGCGTGTTGCAGGTCGTATTCTTGAGACTGCCGATATGGACTTTAGCAACATGATTAAGATGGAGCGTGTTGATCGAGTTAAGAAGGCTACTGAAAATCATGTAGCAAACATACAGCAAGAAGCTGGCCTTATGATTATGACTGAAAGCAGATACGAAGATGGCGTTCAGCGTATTAATGATATGGTTACTAATGGCTATATTACAAAAACTGCCGCTGATAACTTTATATCTGAAAGCAATAAAGCGTACTTTACAACAAAGGCAGAAGCTATAACAGATGAGTCACAGGTTATTGATTTAATGCAATCTCCTAGATTTAAACAAATGAGCGAAAACGATCAAGGGGTTGTGCTTCAAAAGGCAAACCAAGCTGCTGAAAAATATTATAATCAAACTACTGCTAAAATTATTGATGAATCAGTAAGATTACTAGGTGTAGGTGCGCTTGACGCTGATCAAATTAATGCATTAGACATTCCGGATGATCTTAAAAGAGGTATGCTTCAAGAGCAGGCCAAACAAATAAGAACTTTAAGAGGAAAGTTTGAAGATGACGAAGAAGCGTCAATACAAGACTTAGAGGGTTTTGATAAAAGAATTGAAAACTTATTTTTAGGAAAAACTAAAAACCCTGCTAAAGAATTTAATTCTATATTTGAAGATGTTATAACTAGCAATATGGATGTACAGCTTAAAAATAGTTATATTGAGGTTTTAGTTGACCGAATGAAAACACCGCAAGGGTTTGATGTTTTTGTACGCAATGAAGAAAAAGGTGTTTACGATTCAGATGACGCTTGGGCGTGGGAAATATATTGGAAACAATATGACGATGCTACTACTCACATGAAAGAAGACCTTAAAAAGCGTGACTTAGTAACACGAAAGAATGACTTTCTTAACTATATTAAAAATGCACGAAAAATGAGCCAACAAGCTCCAGAGGTTACCGTAAAACGAGGTGGAGCAAGAATGAAACAAATTCAAGCTAGAGATGAGTTTTTGGAAGCAGGTGAAAGATTTAATCAGTTGGGCGGCACTAAGCCTTTAGAGTTTGATAATGACGGAAATCTTAAAAGAAACTCTAAGAACGAACTTGCTGTATTTGAATTTATTAACAATCAATTTGATGACTATCTCGAATATAAAACTCGTTTATACTTTAACTCAGCCATGGGTATTCTAAGCCCTCAATCAAGACCAACATTATTTGAAGAATATTATATGCCACCAGATACTGTAACTGGTGACCCCGGAATACGCAGAATTGACCCTGCTGAAGAATTAACTCGTCAAGGTTTAATCGAAGGATAACATGATCGAAAATAAAAGAACTGAGCCTCGTATTGCTGATACTATTCATACGGACTCATTTAAGGCTTTAGGCTTTAACCCTATTAGACAAGTAACTGACAGGTCTGATATAGAATTATATAACAGTGACATGGGTATGGCTATGGCTGATCGTGTTGCTGTTAGAGACTTTTATCGATTGCGTTATGGCAATGGGTTTAGAGTGCAGCATGGTCGTGATATGAACGATGGCGAAGTTGATGGAGCAATACGGCAGACCTATGGCATAGATTCAGAAAATATTGACTATACCGCTATTAAGCAAAAGCAGCAAAAAGAGTTACAGTTTTACACAGGTGACTACGAGAACCTAGAAGCTAAAGAATGGTTGTCTGGTACATTGGGTGCTATTTTCGAGGGAGCAGAGGGTGTTGTTGAAGAAGGTGGAAGATTCCTTACAGCAGCTCTTAGTAGCCCTTACTTCGTTGGTGGTTCTATGGGTGGCGGGGCCCTTGATGCGGCATTACAAGCGAGGGTTACTGAAGATGAAGCAAACCAAGTTAGAGAAACAGCAAACGTTATTAGTTCTAAAATAGATGAATTTGTTAATTTTCTACCAGAAGAAATGAGGGGCGATCTCGAAGAACTTAGAGCAAGAGCAGGAGACGCTGACGCTTTATCAATATCAGCAGCGTTTGCGGCATTTCTTAGTAATGCTCCTAACTTCGCAGCGGGTTATATGCCTGCTTGGGCAGGACTATCTTTTATGTATGCACAAGAGAAAAAACATTCTCTAGAGGCATTTGAGGATATATTTGATGTTCCTAGAATGTTACCTACAAAAGAAGAATTTAAAGGGAATGATAACGAGTATAGTGAGTTACTTACCCGATATAACGTAGCACATACATATGCAAGCCTATATGCCGCTGTATCAGGTGGTATTGAATACTTTCAGACTAAAGGATTTAAAAAGTTAGCAGGACTTAAAGGTGAAACTATTCAGCGTGAATTTACCCGAACAATGTTAAGTCAGATAAAAAAGGTTTTGCCTGAAGCAGCATTTAACGTTGGTGAAGAGTTAAGCCAACAACTTGTATACAACCAAGTATTTAATGCAGCTGTTAAAAAAGCAAAAGACTTTGGGATAGAAAAAGAAAAGGTAGCGTGGAACGATGGCCTGTATGATTCAGCATTAGGTTCAGCCCGTATATCTGCTATTTTAGCACCTGTGGGTATATCAGTTCGTGGAGTACGAGCTAGGAACTATGTTAGACAAACAGAACAAGGTTTAATAGATTCTGGGTTTAGTAAGGCTATGGCAAGAGAGTACGCTCGTAAGATGGCTGACGCTGCGGGTGATCCAGAACAGTTTAGAGCTATAACTGAAGAGATTAATGGTGTTTATGAAACTATAGATATAGCCAGTAAAGCTAAGATAGAAGAAAAGAAAGCTGCGCAGATATATGACGAAACTGGTCGTATAACAATGGGTGGTGAAATTCTAACGGATGCAGACTTTGACCAAATGGCTACTATATACAACGAACAAGAGCTTCGTGATTTAATTCGTAATGTAACAGAAAAAGACCTTTTTGTTGAAGCTGTATATGGTAACACAGAAGCTAGGCGTGACTACAACAAACTTATACTTGATGTTGTTGATGAAGCACTAGAAACAGAGTTTCCTGACGAAGAAGAGCCTGAAGAGCAAGTAGATCGTAAACCTTTTACAGTAGCAGGTGTTGAGCTTGACCAAGAGTACGATATTAATGGAGACACAGAAGTTGTTATTAATAAGATTATAAATGGTGACTTTGATGATTCTCTTGAGGTTGCAGAGGGGCAAACTATTGAAGAAGCTCGTCAAGCAGCCGTTAAACAAACTATAGAAAAATACGGAACACCTATAGAGCAAAAAGTAAATGAAGCTACAGATGATGTAGACCAAACATCAGAAACGGAAGGCCGTAAACCTAAAGTTAATAAAAACAAAAAACGTAGACTTGAAAAAGAACGCAAAAAGATGGTTGAGCGGGCAGAGAAAGCGTTGCGTGTAGTTGCACCTGGTGTAAAAGTAGTTTTAATAGACAACAGTGATGACTTTATAAGACGCACTGGTGCAGTGGGTAATGGTTACTATGACATGAAGAATACTATTTTTCTTAATGGTGACTCTGCAACGCAAGGAACTGTAGCACACGAAGTCGTACACGCTGTGTTTCATCAAAAATTTAAGAACACTGAAAACATAAGAATTGCGGCAGATCGAATCTTAAATCAAATGCTTAAACATTCTTTGAGTGCAAAAACAAGAGCAGAGATTGTAGCATTTCAACAAAGGTACATTAATTTATCAGCTAGATTACTTGAAGAAGGAGATGCTGCATCATCAGAGCGAGTTCTTAAAGAATTAGACGAAGAAGGTATAGCTCAACTTGCCAGTATACTTCTTAATAATTACGACGCATTAAAGCCTACTTTGCGCTCACAGATACAAGACTTTCTAGCAACCATCTTTAAGGGCGTTGTATCCTTCTCTGATGAAGGAAGAGCCATCGAGATGCTTAGAGTGTTAGCTTATAAGACAACTGCGGGAGAACGCATCCTGGAGGACGATTTAGCCCTATTGAACGAAATGGCAGCCGAAATGCCAGAAGGTTACGAATCTCAAGGTGAGACGCAATTTAGAGCAGATAAGTTTCAATTAAGTTACTACGATGAAGAAAGTAACTTATCTTACTTTTACGACATGGATAGTCAGCAGTGGGATGAGCTTGAAGAAAAAGGATTTATTACAAGAGACAGAAGCATTAGAAACTTTAATGGCATGACTATTATGTTGCATCAACCAGACGCATTTTTCTCTGGTAGCATCGAGCGTAATGGTCAAGTGTTAGTTAGTGGTGCAGGAGGTGTGTTCTACCCTCTTAAATTTAACGATCAAGGTTACTTTTGGGCTAGTACAAAAGGTGGTGCGTCTCAAATAGTTAATACACTAAACAAAGTAGCGAAAGCAAATGGCGGTACTATTCTTATGGGGCTAACATCTGCGCCTAGAGGAAAAGAGTTTGGGTCAACAAAAGGTGCAAACGCTGTGCTAGATTTATTCCGCAGCCTAGCTCAAGATTCTCAATATGATTTTACACTAACAGAGTTGAACAAAATAGCTAAAAAAGCATCTAGGCATCTTGACTTAAACACATCTGGGTTAAAGACACTACGAAGAAAGTTTGGCGCACTTAATAGTTCTTTTGAAGCAAGAGCAGAATTTACTAAGGAAGTTATTCGTGAAGTAGGTAAGTTAGCTCAAAGTAAACCAGAGTTTAACAAACAACTATTAGCTTTTTATAAGAGTATCAAGATTTACGACAGACCTCTTGCTGATATTAAAGAAGGTCAAACTAAAAAGGAAAAAACAGCAGAACAAATAGCTAAAGGACAAAAGGGCGATCTTGGTACATTAGGTTTACGTCATATTGCTGAAATGCTTGCAGAACCTGTGTTAAAGAATGCAGTTGAAGGCGAACCTACCATGCAAAGAAAGAGTGGTGGTGAGTTGTATGCTGTACTTGAAATAAATGGCCCATTAAAATTAGTAGAAACATACGAACATGAATCTTATCCGTTTGCTGTAGCATCTGAGGACGGTAACAAGCCTGTTATACACATGTTAAAAGATCGTTATATGTGGGACACAGCGGTTATTAATCCTAATACTGGAAAGCAAATTAGAGGTAGATCTAAAAGTAAGTTGTATCCTCCAACCGCAGGAATTTCCAAGCCATTTACTGTACAAACTCAAGGCAAGGCTCAGTTGTCGTCAGATTACGCATTAAACTTTGATCGTATACCGCAAGTAGTACAAGCTATTAAACGATACTTTGCGGGTGAAATTACATACGACCAGTTTATAGATATACAGCAAAAGTTTGACCCTATCCGTAGATTTGAAACACTTCCGCAACTTCCATCTGCTAAAGAAATGAAAGATGTTTTAAAGAAAGATCAAGCACCTTTAGTAAACAAGAAGCCAAAAGAAGGTAAAGTGGTAG